GTTAAAAAACAAGGCTACAAAGATAGAAAAGACGAATCGATCGCTATGAGAATCAAAAAGAAAAGAACTAAGAAACAACTTAGAGCTTCTGCTAATGAATCTTATGGTAAGTTTGGTTCTAAAGCTAAGAAGTCTGGAAAAATTAACAGATAATGAAAGACTTTTTTAAAAACCTAATCGACATGATCTTTGGAAAAAGATGTGAGTGTTTACAAGTAAAAGAACACACACCTGTGAAATGTGTTGATTGTGGAAAGGTATTTTAGTGTCCAAAAATTGGATTCAGTCAGTTAACAAATCTATCAAAAAAAGAGGCACTAAAGGAAAGTGTACGCCTATAACAAAACCTGGATGTACAGGCAGAGCTAAAGCTTTGGCTAAGACATTCAAAAAAATGGCGAGAAACAGAAAAAAGAAGTGAGTATTAAAGAAGCAATTTTAGAGGCTTTAAGACAAAGATACGAGGCGCAAATAGCGGAAGCTGATGCTCTCGTAAATCTTTATTTAAGACATTCTGTAGGAATTGGTGAACACCCTCAGAACTTAGATGAAGTAGATAAACAATTAGGAAAGATATCTCAGGCAGAAGGTAAATTAAGTGCTTTAGATGAGTTCCTAGAACAAAGAGAGGAAAATAATGGCGAAGAAGAAAAAGACTAAAAAGAAAAAATACAAAAGAGCTAGAACTAAAAAGGGTCATTACAGAAAAGATGATAAGAATACTCCTTTCTGGAATGAAGCTTGGCAAGGAGGAAAATCACCTAAGAAGAAAAAATTAGCGTTTGAAAGATTCTTAGACTGGTTGTTAATAAGATAATGGAAGATTTTACATACATAGACAAAGTTAAAAAGATCATAAAAATGAGGCATGATGATATCGTATCGGCCATGGCGTCAGGCGGGGTTGACAATATGGAGAAATATCAATATATGTTAGGACAGATACGAACGTATCAATATATAAGTCAGGAAATATCCAGCCTGCTAGAAAAAAAGGAGCAAAGAGACAATGAAGGAACAGTTATCAACATCAACGGGTCAAAAGCCCAAGATCGAACTACCGAATAAAGAACTGGTAGGTATCACAAAAGAAAAAGATTTAAAAAAAGATTCAGCTAAATTACCAAAACCAACAGGTTGGAGAATTTTAGTTTTACCTTTTAAACAAAAGGAAAAAACTAAAGGCGGTATTATTTTAGCAGAAGACACCATCGAACGATCACAGGTTGCATCTACATGTGGTTTAGTATTGGACATGGGTCCTCATTGTTACGACAAAGAGAGATACCCAGAAGGTCCTTGGTGCAAGAAGGGTGATTGGATTATATTCGCAAGATATGCCGGATCACGTATCAAGATAGATGGGGGTGAGATAAGACTTCTCAATGATGATGAAATCTTAGCGACCGTGGAAAACCCTGAAGATATATTCCACGAATTTTAACAAACATAGGAGGAAACTATGCCAAGCAAAATAGACGGCGAAGAAAAAACAATAGAGTTAGATGACAAAGGCCCTGGTGCTGAAGTTATCTTTCCAGAAGAAAAAAAAGAAACAGAAAAGGAGAGCAATGAACCAATTATTGAAACTATCGAAAACGATAGTAAGCCCGATGATACACCTGAGAAATCTGATGAGTCAGTGGATGTTCGAGATGAACCGAAGCAGGAACTTAAAGAAGGCGGCGAAGTTAAGGAAAAAGCTGTGGAGTCAGGGAGTGATCGGAAATCAGATAACGCTAGAGAAATTGAAGAGTATAGCGAAGGCGTTAAGAAAAGAATAGCCAAACTCACGAAGAAAATGCGTGAAGCTGAAAGGCAAAAAGAAGAAGCCATTCAGTATGCTAGACGTGTTACAGCAGAAAAGAATGAATTAGGAAAAGCTGCTACAAGTTTAGATAAAAATTATACAGCAGAAATGGAAGGAAGAATTTCATCTTCTATTGCAGCGGCTCAATCAAAGTTAGCCATTGCAAGAGAACAAGGCGATGCCAAAGCTGAAGTTGAAGCTCTAACTAACATTTCTCAATTGGGGTATGAACAAGGTAAGCTTGCTGAAATTAAAAGTAGGCATGCTATGGAAGAAAAGGAAGCAAAAGCTAGACCTACTCTTCCAACACAACCTGCTCAAGCTGCCCCGCCACCTGATCCTAAAGCCGAAGCATGGGCTTCAAAGAACGAGTGGTTTGGTAAAGATAGTGCAATGACTTACACTGCATTTGATTTACATAGACAAGTTACCGAAGAAGAGGGTTTAGATCCTCAATCTGACGAATATTATGTTGAGATAGACAAAAGAATAAGGTTGGAATTTCCGCATAAATTTGGTAAGACTAAGGTAGAACAGACCAGTAAACCTACACAAAACGTTGCCTCTGCAACGCGTAGTTCAAAGACAGGTCGCAAATCTGTGAAGCTCACGTCTTCGCAGGTCGCAATAGCGAAAAAACTAAACGTGCCATTAGAAGAGTATGCAAAACAATTAATCACGAAGGAGGTATAAGCATATGACAAATAAAAAACCAACTCGTGCGAGCCAAAGTCAAAGTGAGGTAACAAAAGTTAAATCACAGGCAGCAACGGTAAAACCGAAAACTGTTTCAAAACCTTGGACTCCACCATCGTACTTAGATACGCCCAACGCGCCAAACGGATACCGACACAGATGGGTCAGGATTGAAACTTTGGGAGTTCCCGACACGAAAAACATACAAGGACGCTTAAGGTCTGGTTATGAGTTAGTAAGGGTCGATGAATATCCAAAAGATGATTTCCCAGCTATCCAAGATGGCAAATACGCTGGAGTAATAGGTCACGGAGGCCTTGTGCTGACAAGGGTACCTGAAGAGATCGCGCGTCAACGTCAAGAGTATTTTGAAAAACAAGCTCGAGACCAACATGATGCAGTAGATAACGATCTAATGAAGGAACAGGATAGTAGAATGCCTATCGATATCGATAAGCAGTCTCGTACCTTCGGTGGCAAACGATAGTTAAAAAAATTTTTAACAATCCGAACCAACGAATTAACGTTAACCGTAAAACTGCGGATAGTAGTTTTACATAAGGAGAAAAAATATGGCAAACTCAAGTGCTGTAGGTTTCGGATTGAGACCTATTAGAAAAGTTGGTCAGAATGACGATAACAACGGATTAGCCGAGTACTCATGTAACAGTACTGCAGCTGCATACCAGAATGATGCTATGGAAGCCCAAGCAACTGGAACTGTAGGAACTGCAGCAACTGGTGACACATTGATCGGAAGTCTGAATGGAGTCTTCTTCACTGATGCAACAACAAGTAAACCAACGTTTGCAAACAATTTAGCAGCTGGTAATGCAGCTACTGACATTGTTGCATTCATAAACGATGATCCTTACCAAATGTTTGAAATTAGATCGGACAACACTGGTGCCTCAGCGGCAACAGATGTGTTCAATAATGCAGACATGACAGTAGTCGCAGGTGACGCTACAACTAACGGACTTTCAAAAAGCACGTTAGCTGATGCTACCTTGACTGGTGGTGGTACTGGATCGGCGCAATTAAGAGTGTTAGGCGTATCAAGAGACCCGGACAACAGTGATTTAGCTTCGGCTAATGTTGTTTGGAGAGTTATGATCAACGAACATTTCTTAAAAGCGACAGCTAGTATATAATAGGAGTATATAGACAATGGCAATATCACGTAATCAACTAGTTAAAGAACTAGAACCTGGTCTAAATGCACTATTTGGACTAGAATATAAACAGTATGAAAATCAGGCATCTGAAATTTATACTACTGAGT